TTATCATCCATAACCCAATGACACTTGGCACCATACGTTGTAGTAGAATGCTCCCACGCAAAGTTTCTAGCCGCCCCCGGACCCTTACTCTTACTCTGACCCAGATCATCACACGTATCGTAATAGTCTAAGTAACTTCCATCAAGGACTAGGAGTTTGTCTCTGTCATGGTGTTCAGCATACTTCTCTAGTTGATCTTCCTCAACCACAATATGATAGACCACCGAAAGTCTGTTAAGAAGTTCGGCGGTCTTACATTGATCCCAACGATTTTTTGAGACTACGTATATGGGATACTTGTTTTTCATAGGATCACAGATTATTCAATCGGACCTACACTGTCACGGTCTGCATACCAACCCTTCCATGCATCTTTCCAAGCTGATGTATCCATGCTGTGCCGATTATACGTATCGTTTGGACTAATGATATATTTTGAGATGAAATATAATACGAAGTCCATCTGCGGATCTACATCTGCGGTTCTAGTATTACCAACTATACCGTTGAGAAATCCAGTGGGTCTTGATGCTGGATATTTACGCCCGTATTCTAAAGCTATCATTTGCCATGCATTTACAGAGGTGGAGCTATTGAGATTGTTTAATTCATCTTCTGTGACACTGCAATAGAGTTCAACAAACCTATTTAGAAGTACGTTATCCTCGTATCTCTGCAATGCAAGTAACAAGCCGCCTATAACTGGCTGTGATTTTAATAAACCAACTGCTGGTGCAGTAATTCCCAAACCCGCTGAGTTAGTTTTTGGCTTTAACTTGTCTAAAGCTAAGATAGCCTTTTCGTTTAGTTTAAACTGTTCCTCAAGGGATGGGAGTTGCTTACCCTTCGGCTTTTTCACATCTTTAGATGCATATTCTAACGCACTACTAAACATCCCACCCGCAAACACAGGCTGTTTGATACGAGACTTTAAACCAGCCTTACGAATTAATCCCGTAATTACTTCTGCTTTACTTTCTGCCGACTTTTTGTTATTATACTGGTAGTAGAAAGCCTTTACGTCAGTATGATCATGTAAGCGATGTATAGTAGCATCTAATCCATTTGCATGGTTCTTCCATAATTTCTCATTTGTTTTCCAAAATAATGCACGTGTATTAGCATCGAAACAATAGATGTCACCTTTTTTTACTATATTTTTACTTTCATCATCTACAAAATCATTCATTGCAATACCTATTGAAACAGCACCCAATAAGCTGGCGTTACTCTCTTGATAGCATCCCAAAAATATTGGAGTCATTTTGTCTAAACGATTTTCACTTGAACGTTGGATGTAAATCGGTAAAATCTCAATAAAATCTTTCAACGAAAGTTCAAAGTGTTCTACATCTCCTATTTTTATAATATCTATGTCTCCGAAAAGATTTGTAGATATTGTTTCTGTTTTTGGTTTAGAAGCAAGCTGTTTTTTAAGATTTGCATTTTCTGCAAGAGCTTCTGCTAAATCTCGTGTCTTTTCCATATTGGTATTATCTGGTCTATCTAATACATTCTGTAATTGCATTTTATTTTCCTTAATTAATTAGCTACTACAAGTCCATAGCATCATTGCTTGGTGCTGTGCGTTTGCTGGTTCAAAAAGCGAAATTTTATAGTCTTTTCTTGACTTGATTCTATAATAACATATCATAAAATTCTTGTCAACCCCTAAGGATTATTTACCCAATAGATTGTATTCGGTGGTAGGAACCCATGTATAAACCAAGCGTTACCAAACATAGGAGAACCACCACCAGTAAAGTCCACACGATTATTATAAACCAGTGCAGACATACCATGATCTATAAACATTTGTCCACGTCTTTTACCTTGGAATGACGCAACAGGTAAGAACAATGCGAATGGCTTACCTAGATCATAGCAGTGCTTGATGAACTTGTCTTTCAAACTGTATGGTGGATTTGTTATGATGCCATCGTATACATCGGTTACCGTACAATCAAAGAAGTCTTTCTCATCCGATCCAACTATATTATAACCGTATTTGTTGAAACCATCAAGTATATTAGAACTCTTTCCACTGGTTGCTTCGTAGTAAGTCTTATCCTTGTCCAAGTATTCCAACAAAGGCTGGACCTGATCAGACGGGGTATAACACTCATCACTCTCAGCGGTATTGCTAAGTTGTTTAAGTATGTTAAGACTTGTCATTTTCTACCCAACGTAAGCCACCGTTCTTACCACGATCTAGTTGTGGGTGCCAGATGCTTTTTGTTTTAACATTAACCTTCTGACCAATCATTTCAGAAAACTCTTTCAAGTCCTGTTCATTATCAAAACGAACAATGATCTTCGCATATGGCTCTACCTTTTCAGATACGAACTCAGGCATATTGACCCATTCCTTTTCTGGAAAGTTTCCTACCTTATCATTGTCTGAGTCCAAGAACTCAAGTAAAGTGCTCATGATATAACTCCATTCTTATACGCATACTCTAAAGCGTTGTTAGCCTCTACATGAAGAGGCCGACTCTCATATCGATTACCAGTTTCAGAATCTAACTGCCTACACAATGTTTCGATTTCATTGGCAGTAATAGCATACTGTTTACCAACAGCGTTGCTTGCTATCGATACCATTATCTTATAGATCATAGCATATCTACCGCTATTGTCAATATGGGCAATGTTCTTAAAGTCTTTTACAAGTCTCTTGTTAACAAATGGACAATCTTCATACCCTGACCAGACAACATTAGTGTTAGTCATTTTATCTTTACGATAGTCTAGATCTGTCTCTGCCATTCCTCAGGTAGACGATCCATGAAGTTCTTACTATCTTTCTTTTCGCTATACTCCCACTTGGACATTAGCTCTGTAGGATTTATATGGCTACCGCCAGTATTAGTAAAAATAAAGTTGAAAGCACCATTGTACGTAGCAGGGACATAATACATTCTAGATAGGTCTTTAGTCTGTTTATCTCCAATCGAATTGAGTTCGGAGTTGAGTGCAAACCAGAAATGTTTGATAGACTCTTTTTCGATAGGCGTTCTAGTTGGGAAGCATAACCTAAACTTTGGTAAACCATGCTTACTGCTTGCAGTAGAATAGCAAACAAAATAGTAGTCACCATAAAGCCTAATAAGTTCATCTTTTAGATCCCCTTCAAATGTGTGATCATCAACGTCAACAGCACACCAACTTGCCCACCGCAATACATTTTTATTGGATCTAGTTGTGCCATCCTGATATATAGCGGGTGAAATAAGTTCAGCATTTTTCTTTCCTTCCAGAGGTCTTTCTGATAGTTTATATAGAAACTTCTCAAACTTATCCCACTCATCGAAATCCAATGTGCGATGAGTCTGATTATCATACTGACTTTCAAATATAGTTACTGAATACATCATCCAAAGAAGTCTTCTAGCGTTGCTCTTGGTTCTACATTCCACCCTATAGCGTCAAGTATAAACTTAAGGGGTTCAATGAATGTCTTCCCAAACATTATATCATAATCTACATACTTATGCAAGTGCATTTCTGTAGGTAAAACCGCTGGAAAGGATATTATATTTTCCTTAATAGGGTTTGGCTTGCGTAAGTAGATAAACTTAATCTTCTCACCGTTCTTGATAGTTTCGTACTTGCGTTCAAGTGAGTTGTCTTTGATAGCTTTGTTGTATAGTAAAGACCCACGCACGTGTATTGGTGTTCCTTTTAAGTATATATCTTGTTTAGACTCCCACTTACCAATGTCGCTCACACCTCTAGGAAATGCTACAGACTCTGGTGGTAAAGACTTAAACTCTGTTCTGAAATCCCTTATGAACTTCTGAACATCAAGTTCGGTTCCTTCTATGATCACACGAAAGATCTCTTTGAACTTATTACGAACAACCTCAGGTGTCGAAGACTTGATAGCCTCAATGCCCATCATCTTGAGTTTGGGTTCTGCGTATTGAACACCTTCGTTGTTATGCACGTTTAGGATGTATCGTTTCTTGGCTACCCATATACCACGATCAGCAATCACCTCACGACCCATAACCATACGAGGTTTGAAGGCATTCATTTTGTCAAACAGTTCAGAGTAAGACTTCTCCAATACCTTTTCGAAGTGGTCTTCACATATCTTGCTAAGTGTCTTGACAGGATCTTTTGGGTTTAACTTGGAAACAAGTGGAGAAAAGTTGACGTATAATGAGTCAGTATCGATAGCGATAACATAGTCTTTGTCTACAGTTCCCAGCAACTTATTCATCTCTTTGTTCATGGCAATCTCTGCCCAACGAATTGATAGTTGCCCTGATAAAGTAATACCCTCTGCCACACGCATATCAAAGTATCTAAAGTATTGATTGCCCAGCGCACCATAGAGAGAGTTGAGCAAGATCTTAATAGCCATCTGCCTATTCTCTAGTTGGTTGATCTCACGCTCAAGCTCAATAGTCTTTGTCTTCTCATATGCCTGTTGAGCAATAAGCATAGACTTCTTAATAACACTACGCTCAGAATAATAGTTCTCAATAATCTTTGGAACAATACCTTGGAACTCTTTTGTGAATGCAGAGCCGTTTGCGGCTACGGAGACGCCCTCTGTGTCGCAAGACTTGTTAAGATAGTAGTCTACCCCATGAGGAAAAGATTTGTTAGGAAGTATTGTCTCTGGTGACATATTGTATTGGACAATGAGATTAGGATACAGACTGTTCAAGTCGAAAGATACTACCCAATCATGAGAGCCAACCATAGGTTCTTTGACATACCCGCCGGGGTATGGTGATTTCATCTTATGTTTGTTGGGTGGAACAATAGTGCCAGTAGCATTCAGTTCCCGATAGATGATTGAATCCCATATGGCTGTAGTGCCAAAGGTATCCGCATAGTTCACGCCACCCCTATATGCCATAGTTATAGCAAGGGTAATCAGACCCATCTTCTCTTCTAGTCGCTCAATAAGTTCTACGTCTCGAATGTTATAGTCAATGAACTTCTGATGATCTTCTTTGTATAGAGTGTACAAGTTACCATGTTCTTCGATAGACAGTTTACGCTCCCCAAGAACCACGTAAGCAATATGGTCTAGCTTGTAGGACTCCTGTGCTCCATACGAATAGCCAAACTTCTGAAACAGATCATAGTAATCAAGTTGCTGAACACCAGTGATCTCATAGGCATCCATACGTTTACCTTTGATATGAAGTTCACGTTGAGACACTAGCCCCCATGGAGATAGACGCTTGACTGCTTCCTCAGATCCAATACGTCTGATACGATTGACAAGATAGGGAATGTCGAATAGTCGCACGTTCCAACCTGTGATTACATCAGGACAGTTTTTGCCCCACCACTCTACAAACTTGGCAAGTAGTTCTACCTCACTCTTACAATGTCGATACTGCACAATAAGTTTATCACTGTAAACCTTCTCAGCATCATACTCATCTAAACCCCAGACATGGTAAACATTACTAAGACTAGACTTGAGAGCAATAGAGATAACAGGGTGAGCGGCATCCTCAGGAAACGGGAAGCCTTCATCAGATGCAACCTCAATATCAATGTAACATACATCAACTTTACTACTATCAAACTTTATTTCTGTGGGAAACTTGTCAGCGATAAACTGATGTATGAAGTTCTGGTTACCATACACATCTAGGTTATCAACATCTTTGTATCTTTTTAAGAAGTCTTTTGTTTCAGACATAGAAGAAAACTTTATCTCTTCTAACTGAGCACCGTCTATAGACTTGTGCTTTGCTGTTATCTTATTAGAAGGAAGGTAGAGCTTTGGCTCAAACTTGTACTTGGCTTCTATTCGTTTTCCATAGTTGTTTACGCCACGATACAAGATGGAATTGCCGTATCGATTAACGCTAGTATAAAAGTTCATATATCCTCCAAACTTACACTTAGCTTATATTGTAACCTATTCTATCAAGAAAGTCAACAGCCTTTGGATGCATTTGTTTATTACAACCTTTACATGGAGACTGTTTTCTTTCTCCTTTCATCAAGTCCTTTTGAAATGATTTTAAAATAACATTATCGTTTAAATATTCTTTTATAGATTGAGTGCGAACATTCTCTAGAACAGTGGGGTTAAACCATTCATTACAACATAGATTGTAATCGCCGTTGTAGTTTATGTAGACCACATGAAAAGGTTTTTCACACATCAACTTATATTTAGGATGAGAAGGATTCTGTTCAGTCTGTTGACTTACTATAGAACCAGCCCTATTATTGTATCTATTTTTAGTATTAGTTCTTTTGTCAACAACATGAAAGTTATATTTACTTCGTATTTGTTTTGAAGTTAACTTACTCTGATCATAGATGCTGTAGTCTACTTTCATCAACTTGTTTATCTTGT